TGTGCCTTGTCTATGTCATCTGACCATTCTGGCCTGTAATCTTTTTGTACTCGCATTGCTCTATTCTCCTCTACAGTCTATGGTGATCTTGATTGGTGGGTTACGTCTCTCGCTCCACCTAAAAGCCTCATCAAGTGCCGCACTACTGGTAGCGTGTAGGCTAAGGTTTAACCCATCATCTAACACCACGGCCCACCCTGCTGCACCTATTTTATGCACTGTAATCTCTCTTTCGTGTTCCATTGTACCCATCTCCTCTATGCTGCTATGTTCAAAAGTTTAATCATACTACGCCCATGTGCAGGGTACGCAACTACTTTTGTATCTTTGTCCCAGCATGCGCGACATGTGCCGCATTTGCCTGCTCTAGTGTACGCCTCACACACTGTCATAGCGCCTGTGGCATGCTCTGGCGTAGGTATGATAGTGCTAGTAGTCTCACCTTCTATAACCTCTCCGTGTATGCTGTCACTGGATAGGCGCACAATTACATTTGGTAATGCCTGCATATCACTGATAACACTAGTAAACTTGGCAAACTTATGCATGCGAGTAGGTAGCCAATGCTTGACCCAAGGAGTCTGCACCATAACCTCTAGCATCTTGTGCGCTAGCTTGATGTGATACATGTCGCCACTATCGAACCAGCGAAAGTAACGGTGGTTGTCTAGCTCTTGCACCATGTCCTGCACCCAGCCCTCTCGCTTCCAGTCCTCCTGATTCTCTAGTCTAGGTGCTTTCACGTTAGGGAAGCGATAGTTACCAGTAGTGGCATAACATCCTTTACATGCATCTACTAGTGTGCCGTCTCGCTTCTTGCTAGCTGGGCATGTCGTTAGTGCCTCTAGGCTCCACGATGGACAAGGCATTTTGCTAGCTTTTGATAATCTGATAGCCATGATAGTGTTCTCCTGTGTGTCTGAATCTAATTGTATGCTATAGCCTACTGGTGTGCAATAGGCTATTACCTACAATCAGGCTCCTAATATACCCGCTAGCTTAGACTGTGTGGCTAGTTCTACCTTATACCCTAGCCTCTTAATCTGCTCTATGGTGCCTATAGTGAGCGTGCGTGTGCCTGCTAAGTCTGCGAATGTCTGAGCGTCCGCACAAACTGGATACACCTTTTCCTCACCGTATACTGATTTAATCTTAACTGTAATTGATCTGCTCATGTTCTCTCGTCCTTCTGTGTGTGTGTCTGATGTGATCCATTATAGATAGATGTGCAGACTTGTAAACTGAAACATTCTCATGTTGACATGAATACAATTCATTTGCATGTGGTTGCTTGGGTATGCTATAGGCTGCCAGCGCCACTCACACTCTTGTGCATTTGTCAACACTTATTTACTCTTGACTTCTCTAGCCACATGTGCTAGCCATTGGCGCAGCTACCATAGTCTGCTCTAGTTGTCAAGTGTTGACATGTGTTTCATTGTGTGCTATAGATGAATTCTTTTGTATTCTTTTGTTGACAAGTGGGCTGGGGTATGCTAGAGGGGACGGGGAGGGGCTGGCGTGGCTGGCGTAATCTATAGTAGGCACTTATGCACACCAGAGGTGAAATTAGAAAACTAGAGAAAACTCCTGTAATGTGAGCACTTACTAACATAGCCAAGTTATTGATTACTATAGTATTTTATAGCACTACAGAATAATACTAAAAAGGACTTGACAAGGACACAAAAATATGCTATAATGATATTGTATTCTTAGAGAGACAGTAAGGTAAAATACACATGGATGTTGATAATAAACCTACTCTTGCTAAAAGGAAAAGAGGGAGGCCTAAGAAAACAGAGGTAGCTTCTAAATCTAGAGGTTCTAGAAAAGCTCTAGGTAGACCTAAAGGTGACGCTGGTATTATTAATGAGTATAAAGCTCGTATGCTTGCGTCCCCTAAGTCTCGTAAGGTACTTGACAGTATTTTTGATGCTGCACTTAATGATGACCATAAGAATCAAGCGGCTGCATGGAAACTAGTGATGGATCGTATGCTACCCTTGAGTTACTTTGAGAAAGATGCAGCCTCAGGCAGATCATCAGTAAACATAACAATCTCAGGTTTAGGCGGCACTGTAGAAACAGATGTGGAACCTAGTGAACCTATAGACGGAGAGTTTGAAGATGTATAAGTACTTCACTAGAGAAGAGTTTGTGTGTCAAGCCACAGGTGAGAATAAGATTGAGGATGAATTAATCTTGGCCTTAGATGAACTAAGGGAAGCCTGTGGGTTCCCCTTTGTAATCACTAGCGGCTATAGATCACCACAGCACCCTATAGAACTAAGCAAGCCTAAGGCTGGCGCTCATGCCCAAGGCATCGCAGCGGACATAGCTGTGTCATCCGGTGTGCAACGGCACACTATAGTTAAGAAGGCCATAGAGCTAGGGTTTACAGGGATTGGTGTAGCCGGTGGCTTTGTGCATGTGGATATTAGATCTACAGATGCACCAGTGATGTGGACTTATGGATAACAAAGACTACAAAGAAACCTTAGCCAAGCAGGAAGATCTTAACTGGGATGGTAATACTGAACAAGAACAAATAGAATATACATATATTGTAGATGAAGACAGTATAGAAAAGCTAAAGAAGCTATTACATGACTAGTCTTAACATTGAACTCCTAGATTGGCAGCAGAAAGCATGGGTAAGCGATACTAGATTTTTAGTAATAGCCGCCGGTAGACGTACAGGTAAGACTAGGCTAGCTGCTTGGAAACTTATTGTAAAAGCACTAGAGGCCACTAAAGGTAATGTGTTCTATGTAGCCCCCACACAAGGGCAAGCTAGAGACATTATGTGGCAAACACTCCTAGAGTTAGCTCAGGAAGTGATAGTAAGTGCTCACATTAATAACCTACAGATTAAGCTAATCAACGGTGCTACAATATCTCTAAAGGGTGCGGACAGACCTGAAACCATGCGTGGTGTATCTCTGTACTATCTAGTAATGGATGAGTACGCAGACATGAAACCGGAGGTCTTTGAGCAGATCCTTAGACCAGCCCTAGCTGACCAGAAGGGTGGTGCATTGTTTATCGGCACACCTATGGGACGTAATCACTTCTATGAGTTGTATAAGTACGCAGAGCTAGGGGACGATGAGTCCTACAAAGCATTTCACTTTACAAGTTATGACAATGAGCTACTGGATGCAGATGAGATAAACCTAGCTAAGAAGTCAATGTCCTCCTATGCCTTTAGACAGGAGTTTATGGCATCCTTTGAAGCCAGAGGCTCAGAGATGTTTAAAGAGGAGTGGGTTAAGTTTGGGGAAGTACCTGATGTCGGTGACTACTACATAGCGATTGACTTAGCTGGCTTTGAGCAAGTAAACAAGAAAAGGTCTAAGAACAGTAGACTTGATGAATCCTCTATAGCTGTAGCTAAAGTCAATGAGGACGGGTGGCACATAGAGAACATTATCTATGGGCGCTGGGACTTAGCAGAGACTGCTAGGAAGATCTTTGAAGCAGTCAGGGACTACAGGCCTATTAGTGTAGGTATTGAACGTGGTATATCTCAGCAGGCTGTAATGTCACCTTTGACTGACCTAATGAAGCAGAACGGTAGGTTCTTTGTTGTAGAGCAGCTTACACATGGTAACAGGAAGAAGACCGACAGGATCATGTGGGCTTTACAGGGTAGGTTTGAGAACGGTCAGATCACTTTAGGTAAAGGTGAATGGAACACTAGGTTTATGGATCAACTGTTTCAGTTCCCAGACCCCTTAACACATGATGACCTTGTGGACTCAGTAGCCTACATAGATCAATTAGCTAGAGTAGCATACACATATGACTTTGAGATTAATGATCTTGAAGTATTAGACACAGTAACAGGATATTAACATGGCTAAACAAGGTTTATACAGTAACATTAATGCCAAACGTAAGCGTATTGCCGCAGGTTCAGGTGAGAAAATGCGTAAAGTAGGCAGCAAAGGCGCTCCTACAGCCGCACAGTTTAAAAAAGCAGCCAAAACAGGTAAAAAATAATGGACTACGGTGATAATGACGTACTGTCAACTGACGAACACCTAGAAGATTGGGTAATGGCTAAGTGTGACTCTTGGCGTGACAATTATGAGTCTAATTACTCAGATAGGTTTGAGGAATACTACCGTTTATGGCGTGGTCAGTGGGCCTCTGAAGACTCTATGCGTAAAAGTGAACGCTCTAGGATCATTAGCCCCGCTACACAGCAGGCTGTAGAGTCCAGTGTAGCTGAAATAGAGGAAGCTACGTTTGGCCGTGGTAGTTACTTTGATATTACCGATGATTTAGCTGATCAAGAAACTGAGGACGTTGTATATCTACGTAAAAAGCTGCATGAGGACTTTGAAAAGGTAGGCTTACGCAAGAGTGTAGGTGAATGTCTTATCAATAGTGCTGTATTTGGTACAGGTATTGGTGAAATAATACTTGAGGATATAAAAGAGATGGCTCCAGCTACTCAGCCTGTTATGGGTGGGGAGCTACAGGCTGTAGGTGTAAACATTACTGACCGTACTGTAGTCAAACTACGCCCTGTAATGCCTCAGAACTTCCTTATAGACCCTGTAGCTACCTCCATTGAGGATGCACTGGGTGTAGCTGTAGATGAGTTTGTACCCCGTCACCAAGTCCAACAATTGCAGGAACAAGGCATATACAGAGACATCTATGTAGGTCAATCTTCCACTGACTACGACATTGAACCAGATCAAGACCTTACGTCCTTTGATGAAGACAAAGTACGTCTAACTAAGTACTATGGTCTAGTGCCACGCTACCTTCTAAAGATAGGCGAGAAGGAAGCGTTGCTAGGGGAAGACGAAGACATTGCTGACCTAGAGGCAGACAATGAAGATGAGGACGAAGAAGATGAAAGCTATTTTGTTGAAGCTATTGTGGTTATCGCTAACGGAGGCCTCTTACTAAAGGCTGAAGAAAACCCATACATGATGCAGGACAGACCTATTGTAGCATTCCCTTGGGATATAGTACCTAGTAGGTTCTGGGGGCGTGGTGTATGTGAGAAAGGTTACAATAGCCAGAAAGCCCTTGATACTGAGCTTAGAGCACGTATTGACGCACTGGCCCTTACAGTACACCCTATGATGGGCATGGACGCTACAAGGCTCCCTAGAGGCTCCAGACCGGAAGTTAAACCCGGAAAGATACTTTTAACTAACGGTGATCCTAGAACTGCACTGTTTCCGTTTAACTTTGGTCAAGTAAATCAAATTACCTTTACACAAGCAGCAGAACTACAGAAGATGGTACAGACTGCTACAGGTGCTATAGACTCCGCTGGTATTGCAGGTAGTATCAATGGTGACTCTACGGCTGCTGGTATCAGTATGTCTCTGGGTGCAATAATTAAGCGTCACAAGCGTACATTGATTAACTTCCAACAGTCTTTCCTAATTCCCTTTGTTAAAAAAGCTGCTTGCAGATATATGCAGTTTGACCCTGAGAATTATCCTGTTAAGGACTACAAGTTTAACACCACATCTACTTTAGGTATTATTGCCCGTGAGTACGAGGTAACACAGCTTGTACAACTGCTACAGACAATGCCTCAAGAGTCTCCAGTGTACAACACCTTGTTACAATCTATTATTGATAACATGAACTTGTCCAACCGTGAAGAACTGATCTCTAAGATGCAACAAGCAGAGCAAGCCTCACAGCCTACTCCTGAACAGCAACAAATGCAACAAGCTGCACAACAAGCACAGATGGCCTTCCAGCAGTCTCAAACAGACGCACTCTCAGGTCAAGCACAGGAGTCACAGTCAAGAGCACAGAAGATCTCTGTAGAGACACAGTTACTGCCACAGGAGCTTGAGATAGACAAGATCAAAGCTATTACATCAAACTTACAAGCTGGAGATCAAGACGATAAAGAGTTTGAACGTAGAATGAGGATTGCTCAGACACTGTTAAAAGAGAAAGAGATTGAACTCAGGACTCCTTTACAACAGCCTATGCAACAGGCACCTCAACCACCCACACCACAGCAGCAGCAAGCACCGCTGCAACTACAAGGAGTACCTACTAATGGTAGTAACTAGGAATGAATTGTCTGAGATAGTAACTCAAGTCAATGCTAAGTTTGAAGAGCTAGAAAAAACTATTAAAGAACTTAAAGCTTGTAACTGTTCTACTGAAAAACAGAAGACTGTAAAGACTGCTAAAAAGGCAGCTTAATGGCTAGAGCATCTGGAGGAACAAGGGCTAGAAAGGGTAAAGCTAAAGTAAAGATTACTTCTAGTGGTAAAAAAGTAAGTTATGGGCAAGCTGGCCCAGCTAAAGGAGGTGGCCCTAGAGTTAGAGCAGGGACTAGCAAAGGCGATAGTTACTGTGCTCGTAGTTTAGGTATTAAGAAACGTCTGTCTAAGGAAAAGCAGAATGACCCTAATACACCAAACAATTTATCAAGAAAGCGTTGGAAATGTTCCGGTGCTACGTCTAGAAGGTCTTAGATGGTAGCACTAGTATCTCCTGCGGTGTCTTCCTCTAGCGTTCTATTGAACAGTTATGTAGACACACAGACTAGACAAACAGGGGCTAAAGACCTAGGGAATGGGATGGAGACTATAGATACTACAATCTACCGTACTGTGTACTATCAGTACGCTAATGGTGTTGTAAGTGTCCGTAATGTTAGTTCATCATCACAGACAGTAAACTTAACAGTATAACGGAGATTATTATGCCATACGGTACAGGTACATACGGTTCTATTAAAGGTAGACCACCAAAGAAGAAGAACAAAGCCAAACAAATGATGAGCCAGAAAAGATCAAAACCTAAGGCATCAGGGGCTTCTAGGGGGCGCTAATGATACTTGAATTAGCAGCCATCGTTAGTACGGTAAACGTTGCTACTTCAGCCTTAAACAAAGTAGCAGGGGCTACCTCAGATATTCAACAGATCAGTTCCTTCCTTGGTGCTCTAGGGGAGGCGCAGCACGATCTACAGAAAATTAAAAATACTCAACCTCTGTCTGCATCGGAGGCCATACAGCATCAGCTAACACAAAAACAGATAAATGATACTCTTTCTGAAATTAAGGATATATTCTTAGTCTCAGGAAACTCTCATCTGTGGGACAACGCTATGCAAGCTATGGCTGACGCTAGAGTTGCTAGACAGAATGAAATTAACAAAGCTATTGCTAAACGCAAAGCTAGGATAAAAGAGCTTAAAGAAGCGGGGGTGATTATCTTAATAGCTGTGATTATAGTACCTGTGGCTATCTTTGCCTTACTATACACAATTATAAATTAATTAAAATAACTCTTGACATTTACTAAAAAGTATGATATAATGTATAGGTACTATGAAGTACACTAGGTATTCTTTAACTTAAAGGTAAAATACAATGAATCAAGAGTTAGAAACATATTTTGACAATTACTTTGCGATGTTTAGGTCAGAAGGCTGGAAACAGCTAATCTCAGATTTAAGAGGTAATGTTGAAAACATCAACTCAGTAGAGTTAACTGAAGATGTTAATAATCTTTACTTCCGTAAAGGTCAGTTAGCTATCTTAGGTACACTCTTTAATCTTGAAACACAAATTGATAGCTCACAACAGCAAGCCCTTGAAGGCGAGTCTGAAGATGAGGCTGTTTGATTTTAGATGTCCTGATGGGCATAAGTTTGAAGATTTAGTAAAGTCAGATGTCACAACTTCTAGGTGCAGTTGTGGCTTAGACGCAAATAGAATTGTGTCTCCTGTAAGATCCAAGTTAGAAGGTATCAGTGGAGATTTCCCTGATGCACATGACAAGTGGGCTAAACGTAGGAAGGCACAAATCGCATACGAACGGAAACAAGGTATTTAACCCTTCCGTTATAATAAAGTTCTCCATAATACTAAGGTACGGAGTTAATAATGGCTAAGATTATAGATCCTGAGCGTCAGGAACAAGAGCAACAATCAGGAGAAGAAGGACTCACTGAATACGAGTTTGATTCTACTGAACAAGAAGCGCAGGCAACTCCTACACAGGAAACTGAACTTCCAGACAAGTATCAAAACAAGTCTGTATCGGAACTAGCACAGATGCACCAAGAAGCTGAGAAGCTACTAGGTAGGCAAAGTTCTGAAGTAGGTGAATTGAGAAAAGTTGTAGACTCTTATATCCAGACACAACTCACACCAGAACAAGCACCGGAACAAAAAGACGAAGAAATAGACTTCTTTACAGACCCTAATGAGGCTGTAAATAGAGCAATTCAGAACCATCCTAAGATAAAGGAAGCTGAAGCAGTCACAAACCAGTATCGCCAGAGCACTGCAATGGCTACCTTAAAGGGTAAGCATCCAGAAATGGAAGCTATTCTACAGGATACAAAGTTTGCTGATTGGATTCAAGCATCCCCAACTAGGACTAGATTGTTTGTGGAAGCAGATCAACAGTACAACACCGATGCCGCAGATGAACTTTTCAGTAATTGGAAAGAGCGACAGAACATAGTACAACAGACTGCTGAAGTAGAGCAACAAGCTCGTAAACAATCTGCAAAAGCTGCTAGTACAGGTAATCCCCGTGGTAGCGGTGAACCAGCTTCAAAGAAGATCTATAGACGCGCAGACATTATTAACCTTATGCAAAAAGACCCTGACCGATACGCACAGCTTTCAGAGGAAATACTGAAAGCATACGCAGAGAAAAGGGTACGCTAATTATATATCTTAGGAGATATTTATTATGACTGATTCCACATATCCCGCAACCGGCGGGTTTGTAAACAACACAAGTGCAGCTACTTTCATTCCAGAAATTTGGAGTGACGAGATTATTGCTGCATACAAGAAGAACCTTGTACTAGCAAACCTAGTCAAAAAGATGTCTATGTCAGGCAAGAAAGGCGACACAATCCATGTGCCTAAGCCTAACCGTGGCGCTGCACACGCTAAAGTAACTAAGACTGCTGTAACAGTGCAGGCAGATACTGAAGGCGAAGTACAGATTGCTATTGATAAGCATTTTGAATACTCACGTTTGATTGAAGATATTACAGATGTACAGGCTCTTAGCTCACTACGTCAGTTCTACACAGAGGACGCTGGTTACGCTCTAGCTACTAAGGTAGACACAGATCTACACAGCTTGGCTACTGGTCTAGGTGCTTCTGGTACTTCTAGTACTACTTACCTAAACAATGGCGGTACTTTCTTCATTAACAACGGCGCTGCTACCTTAACTACTTATGTAGCTGATACTGTAGTTGCTGCTGACATCTTTACTGACGGTGGCTTTAGAGCACTGATTCAGAAGCTGGACGATGAAGACGTACCTATGGACGGACGTAGCTTTATTGTACCTCCTTCAGTTCGTAACACAATCATGGGTATTGACCGTTACGTTAGTTCTGACTTTGTTAACAACGGCAAAGTAACAGGTGGTCAGATTGGTGAGCTATATGGTATTGACATCTATGTCAGCACTAACTGCCCTGTAGTTGAAACTGCTAGTAATAACAGTTCTTCTACTATAGATAGCTTAGGTGCTCTATTGTTACACCGTGATGCTTTGACTTTTGCAGAGCAAGTAGGTGTACGTTCACAGACTCAGTACAAGCAAGAGTTCCTTGCTAACTTGTTTACTTCAGATACCTTGTACGGTACTGCTGTACTACGTCCTGAAGCTGGTCTTACCTTGGTTGTTCCTAAGTAACAACTGTTTAGCTGGGGGTTACTTAGGTAGCCCCTTAGCTTTATCTTTAAGGAGTGTACAGTGTTACAAGCTCTCATTGGGCCTATAGCTAATTTAGCTGGTACTTTCCTTAAAAATAAAGCTTCTGAAAAGCAAGCAATACATGAATCCAAGCTACGCCGTATTACAAATGACGGTGATTGGGAAACTCAACAAGCTGCTGCCTCACAGACCTCATGGAAAGATGAATGGTTTGCTGTAGTTTTAAGTTTGCCATTGATAGGTGCTTTCATACCTTCTATGGTTCCCTACGTTGAACAAGGATTTATTGTATTGTCTACTATGCCTGATTACTACAAAGCCTTCCTAGGTGGTGCTATAGCTGCGAGTTTTGGTATTAAAACCATGGCTACTTGGGGTAAATAATGGCTGAACCTTCTATATTTTCAGATACTACTAGACTATGGGATGACTACCGTAACTTACTAGATCAGGGTGCTGACTACAACGCTATAAATGATGTAGATTTAACAGGATCTTATTATAATAATTCTTTTTTAAACACCTATGATAGTTTTGCATCCTCTATAGGTGAGTTTACTACCTCAGATTTATTAGGGGGAGAAGGGCAGATTGGTGGCGGTTCTATAGATTTTGATGAAAAAAGACGTAATCTTACAGATTTAGAGTACCGCTCAAATGCTTCTAATGTTCCTTCTTATTTAGGAAAAAAACGCCCTAATTTAGATATTCAATCTACTTTCAACACTATAAAAACAACAAACAACACTGAAGAGTTACAGGCTGTTTTAAGCAACTATTATGGTTATGACATTGCACCCAGTAACCAAACTTTTAGAAATTCTGATTTTGGCGGTAATTTACAGACACACACCAATGCTTCAACTGCTGACCTAAAACAGTTTCACTCTCTTGTAGAGCCTATTTTACGGGAACAGATCCCTTATCTACAAGCTACTCAAGGTTTAACTTACGAGGAAGCCCTGTCAACTGCTTACACAAATGACCCTATGCTTCAATCATTATACTTTAAGTATGATGTTAAACCTTTTAGACAAACTAAAGACGGTTCTACTTATCTTTATGATCCCTTTAGTTTTGGTGAAATAAGAACTTTAGAAGTTAAAGATCCTTCTATTGGAAGTATTGCAGCTAATATTGGAATGTCTATTGCTTTAGCTGCTGTTCTAGGGCCAACTGTAGGAGCAGCGGCTGGGGCGGTTGCAGGAGCAGTAGGCCTAAGTACTGCGGGTACAGCAATTGCTGCTGCTATGGCTACAAGCGCAGCTACAGCCCATGTTTTAGGTGGTGATCCTGCATTAGCTGCTTTAACCGCCGGTTTAACCACTGGAGCTACTCAAGCAATTACAGGTGGTTTCTCATCAGCAGGGATAGAGACAAGCACAGGGGCTGGCGCGTCCTCCTCTACAATTACTTCCACTCAAACATCAAACTTGTCCGCACAAGCAGGAAATACTGTCAGTACTGTAGCAAACGGGGCTACTGCTGTAACTAATGCTGTAGGTGAAATAATTTCTGAAGTAGTTGTAACAGCCCCTAGATTAGTTGGCCCTTCTATAACTTCTATTATGGGTACTATTTCAAATGCAATAGGAGCTTCCGCTCTTATGGGTATGTCCGATGGAGAAGTTGTTGATTATTTACGCAATAATAACCAGTTAGACGAAGCAGATCAAGTTGAAAGCGCGTTAGACAACAGGACTCCTACAGAAAAAGCCTATGATGAACTAGGGCCGCTGTATGATGAAAATGGAACACAATTAAGACCTTCTTTAAATCAAGATATTAGTCAGCTAAGAACAGATACAGGTATTGAGTACTATGACGCACAAACAGGAGAACTAATTTTTCCAGACACAGGAAGGCTTACAAATGAAGCTCGTATAGCCATGGAAGCTGAAGGAATTAAAGTTTCTACTATAGCTGATTTATCTTCCGGTGTAGATGAGGGAAACATTATAAGGGTTCAAAGGTTTGCTGATAGAGATCCTATTATTACATCTTTACTAGATCCCCCTAGACCTACTTTAGAGTCTATAAGAAGAAACTCAGGGGGCGGTGGAGGCGGTGGAAGTGCTCCTTCTTCTGCTCCTTCTGCACCCGCTCCTGATTCTTTTGAGCTTGTAAACCCAGCTAACCCTTCTGCACCTTCTACTACTGTGTCTTTTGATATGCCTAGTCCAGTAATTCCCTCTGCTACTACAAGCACTGCGGCTTCTACTGCTGCTGCCGCTGGCGCTGCTGCTGCTACAGTTTCTCCTACTGATCCTGAGTTTTCTGATGTTACAGTAGATAGCACTCTTGAAGAGTTTACTCCTGACACAGAAAGTCAAATAGCGGAATCTAATTCATCTCTTGCTGCAACTACTGCTGCAATTAGATCTGATTTTAAATCCGATAAAGAATACTACAAACAGATGTTGCAAGATGCTTTTA